ATAAAAACCAGTAGCCATTCCCCCTGGAGTCGTTTCTCCGAAATCCCCTTGACGGACTTGATTCGTGCAGATCCACAGCCATTTGTTATTGGCTATCTTTCTAGCAGTCTTTCGGAATCCAGCGGAGAACTCTTTACCTCTTCTCATCCCCATCTTGTCACCCTTAGGTCCCATCTCAAGGGCTGTAGTGAGAGCGGCTAAAGAGTCTGTTCCTCGGGCATTGATTACATTCGGGTTCTTAGGCTTCCATCCTAACGCATTAGCCATAATCTCTTCTACTGTATCAGGACGGCTATAGCTATAGTTAGCTCCCATGGACATACCATACACACGGTTGTACTCTTCGTCCAATCTGCCCTCAGGATCTTCTACATCTGTCTCTCCTCCGTGAGATTGGACAGACGCTAAAATCTCAGCCATTACGGCTGTCTTTCCTGACTGGGATCGTCCGAATATTTCCATCAGAATCCCACCAGGTACCCCTCCCCCTCTTCTCCTCTTGCCTGATATTGCCAGGTCAAGAAGGGTAGACCCCGTAGAAACTACGGAGTCTACCGAAATCTTGCGTGTTACAAACGCAAGATCATTGTCGGGGGATGATGCCACGGCTTCTTTGATCTCAGCCACGGCACTCGACACACTCTTCTTGATTATGATCCCCATTGTTTACTTATCCCTTCTTGTGAGTTTCTTTCGTTCAGGTTGAGCTGGTTCTGCTTTTGCTGCCGCTGCGGCTGTGATCTCTGCAAGCTTGTTTTTACAGTCTTCTTCCGCTTCGCAAGTCCGACATTCTTCGTACTCAAAATGATCGGTTCCGAATGCAGCACCATTCGGGCAGTCTGTGTATACCTTTCTCTCGGGGACCGGAGCCGGAGCCGGGGCAGACCCTGCCTTTGTCAGCACTTTTCTTTCCGATCCCTGTGTTACTGAAGCCGGAACGTCTTTCTCTTTCTCAGGAGCTGATTGCTCCTCTTGCTTGCCAGACTCTTCTTCTTTCTCCGGCTTAGCAAAGAAAGCATTGGACACTTCTTCGTATGTCGGCTTGTGCAGGAGTTCATCGAGGCAAGGGGCCGATTCGAGAATATCATCAGCAATGGGAGCCCTGTCCTTCAGCTCAAAAGCCGTGTACTCCGTGTTGCGTTTTGACCCTTTCTTTCGGAAGCTAATGATCTTGCCGACTGTATCATCAGCATAGAGAACCTTCCCGCCACCCTTCTTCTTCTCGGCAAGTTCATCAAGAGGCTCTGTGAACAGCCAGCTTGAAACGTCCCACACCTGAACACCCTTTTTCGTTTCTGCGGAACTGTCCAGACAGACAATGAGATAAATGGATCTTCTCGTAGGAGACAAAGCTTTGACTGTTTTCTCTTCCACGTCTTTGTCCGTAGACTCACGGAGTTCTTTCTGATATTCACAGATCGGGCACCGTTCGTTGTACGTCCTGTTGAGGCAGATATAGCTGTCTTCGTTGACACCGATGCCTCTGTGAACGAAAGGCATAACATTGATACCGGTGTGTCCTTCCTTCTTCGTCGGATGCTGTTTGCCTGTGACAAACGGAACGATGTACATTTCGTGATCATCTTCGGAACACTTCCAGAAAGTGACACCCGCTTTCTTTCTCGGATCAAAGATGTCACGGAATCGTCCGCTGTCACCTTTTGAATCGGCACTTTCCTTGTGTCGTTCAGCCATTTCCTTCTTGTACAACTCCCTACGTTCTTGTGCTGTTAAACCCATAATCTAATCCTCCTTAAATTCTTGTTTAGTTTCAAAATAAGACCTGAATATTGCCATAGATACCCATCTTGCTATCAAGAAGAGATACAAAGGAACACCTATGATCAGGCCTGCTGTTTTTACCCATTCAGGTATCTGTTCCATTTTCCTGTGCCCTCTTTTTGATCAGTGCTTTCATTCTCGGAGAAGCCCCAGCCCCTTCTGCTTGCTCTTCTTCAATCTTTTCGACAGCTTTCTTGTAAGAATCTGTCATTCTAGATTGAGCGGTGAAGTAATTACCCTTGTATAGCTCGGTCAATATCTTCAAAACCTGTAAACGATGATCCAATGCCTCCTTTCCTACTGTCATCATGTTGACGTTATACTGAGCCGTGTTAAGCTTCTCCACAAGTTCTGTTACCCCTTCGTCTTGGGCAATCTTGTTGGCTATCCATGTTTCAGTGATCTTTGCTGAGTTGGTAGCCCCATACTTTTCGGGATCATTGCGAACACTTTCATCCACTTCTGTCTTCTTTGCTGAAAGCTGTTCTTTTATCCGATCTCTTTCAAGAATGGCTCTTGCCCAATCTTCCCCGTTCTCTGCATACAAACGGGGTTGGTCTAAAGCTGCTCTGTCCAGATCGAGAACATCCAATTTCATGTCATCTATAAAAGCCATATATTTCTTCTCCTTTCTTTTTTGTATCATATCATATTTTTTAAATATTTCCACAATTATTATTGGCCCCGCGTAGCTAAGTATACCATCTGGATTATCTTCTGTCTGCCGTTGTAAAAGATGTTATCCCCGAATATGTCGATCATGTCGGAAGCTCTGTCATGTCTTTTCGATCCGAGAAGAGTGTTTGCACAGTAGCCGAGTATGGCATTCTTGATGTCTTCTGGAGTGTTCTCCATGAGAAGTGCCTTCAGAATCTCTCTTGTCTTCTCCCACGGTACACCAGTCAATACAGCATTACACAGCTCTTTTGACGTAGCATCACATGTTGCAATGGTAGAGAGCGAGGCAAGTATGGTATCCTCATCAGGCATGTCAATGACAGCATCTAACATGACAAGAGCATTGCGGGGCAGACCTTCTGACAGCAAGGTTATCTCATTCAGAATCTTGTCCGGATAGTCTTCGATCTTCTCCTTCTTCAAGACAGACTTGAGAAGAGCCATCATCTCTTGGGTCTTCAAAGCCTTGACTTGATAAGGATGGCATCGTCCCCGTAATGTCGGTATCAATTGATCAGGATCTGTAGTACCCAGAACGAAGTACACATGAGCAGGAGGATCTTCCAGAAGTTTCAACAAAGCATTCTGAGCATCCTTTGTTTGACGGTGTATCTCGTCCAAGATGTACACACGATTTGTTCCTGTAATAGGATAATACTGGCAGTCTTCCGCAATGTTCCTTACGGCGTCGATGCCTCTTAGATTAGCCATGTTGTACTCTTCGGGCTTGTCACACTTCAGCATCTTAGCCACTATTCTGGCTAGGGTAGTCTTGCCGCAGCCAGTAGGACCATGAAACAAGTACGCATGTGGGTAGTCTGACTTCCGTTCAAAGATGCTTGTGAGACTTTCCACAACAGCTTTGTTGCCGAATATTTCTGATAGATTAGATGGACGATGTTCAATGTGTAATGGCATAGTTTATTCTCCTATCTCGGTCATCAAGGCTGTGACCTTTACTTTTTTTTAGCTTAATGTCTTTGATGGTACTTAATCGTTCTCTTGCCATAACGGGGGCCTGTTGTTTGACTTGCTCAAGTGTACAACCATCCCCCCAAGTACCTACTTGAATCTCTACAGTAAGTTCCACTAAAGCAGTTGTGTTCATAACTAATCTTCCTCCTTCATTTCTGTTTTTTAATAGGAAAATTTAAGTAAACATTTGGACCATAGGCTTGTAATGCCTCTTTATCATAAACTTTAGCTGCTTCCACAACGTCATCATAAACTCCACAATACTTGGGAACACCGTGTATTCCTATCCTAACTACCCATTTACTCCTATTCTTGTGCCAGTACACTCCTCTATATCCAGAAGAGTTATTACTTTGTAGTTTACTATTGTGGGAATTAAGAGCTTTTGATCCTACTCGTAGGTTATGTTTTTGATTATTAAGACCGTTCCGATCTTTATGATCTCCTAATCCCCTGTCCCCTAAAGAAAGTCCCAATATCTCTCGGTGCATTTGTACCATAGAACAAGTACCGTCTGTATAAGTTATATTTCTTGTGGCATAGTAAGTACCTTTACTATTAGGTTGATAGGCACACCATTTGTATTGATTTAGCCAATCAAAATCTTCGTCATCTACAAAAGCTATTTTCCCCTGACTTAAAGGAATTTGTTTCATCTCAATCCTCTTCTAGGATCTCGGACTTAGCATACCAGGATCCGTCTATTTCAGTGGATTCCCACTCAATAATCAACGGAACTATTATCCATGGGAACTCTTCTCTCAGCCTTATCGTAGCTATTTCTGTACACAGGTCTTTCACTTCTTTGGTTTCATCAGGATCACAATCAAGAATGGCATTGTCATGGATCTGAGCAATGACCCTGGACCTCATTTTATTAAGGCGTAACTCTGCATTAATCTGAATTACACTCCATAACAGACAGTGAAATGCAGTTCCTTGAAACGGATAGTTTACGATTTCATTTCTGCCTAAGTATCCCTTAGCACGGAACCCTGTTAGATATTCAACATTACCTGTCTTTTCATAAGATTTGTACCATCTCTCCTGCCACTCTTTGAAGACATGAAACTTTTCCCAGTAAGACTTTTCTACTTTCTTTACATGACGGATGAAATAGTCTTCGGCTTCACTGTTTTTGTCGAACAGTTTCTTGCTGGCAAGATGCTCCATCAGAGTAATGCCGTCCCCAGTAGGAAGATTCTTGCATTCTCTCCAGATGTTCTTAGCACAGTTTAGGTAATAAGAGCCGTACCACTCGGGGAATACGAATCCATTTTTCGTATAGAATCGTAGTTCTTTTGTTACTTTACTATGTGGTAGCATGAACAGATCAGAAGCGGTATCTTTGTGCATGTCTGTGGTAGGATCGTTGATGTAGGAAATCAAAGCAGGATCATGGGTGTAACAAGCACCCATCCTTACTTCAATAGCTCCGTAATCCCAGTCAAGAATCTTGAACCCCGGAGAGGGTATGATTCCTGATCTTGCATATCTCTTTGCTTCTTGATTTCTTACAGGAACATTCTGAATGTTCGGCTTATCTGCACTTGAGCGGTATGTACGGACAATCCCTAAGTTAAAGAATGGATGTATCCGATGATCATCATCCATTTCTCTCAAGAATTGGGCAATGTAGGTGTTGTCTATTTTCTTGACTTTGCTAAGATTGGTTATCTCTATAGCAAGAGGGGATTTGATCTTAGCCATTACATCTGCATCAACAGCTATGTTTCCTTTCTCTGTCATCTTCGGGGGTTTGAATCCAAGTACCGTAAAGAATAACAGCTTAAGGTCTTCTGAAGATCCTAGATTAGGATTTCTTCCTATTACTTTAAAGAATTTCTGACACTCCGGGAACTGAAGTAACTCCTTCTTTCGATCCTCAATTCTCTTCTCCAATTCAATATGAGCATCTTTGTAATAGCCATAATTGACGTTGATTCCAGTCATCTGGATATCAGCAAAAGTGAGTGTCCCTTCTGTGAAAAGATCAACACCCTTCATCAAATGGGGATCAATCAAAGGCCATTGCTTGTACATAAGCCAGTGTCCGTACAGAGAATCTTCTCCTCCGTACAGTAGCAGTTTATCAAGAGGAGCCTGATCTATTCTATTGAAGCCTCGTTCATCTACACTCTTGAGGTAAGGAGCAATCTCTTTGTCGTAATTCGGAGCACCCCAATGAAGGAATGCTTGAAACTTCAGACCAGCGTACTTAGCCCTGTTGTCAATGCTGTGAGCGGCTATCATAGTATCCCAGTACCAATGCTCTGGAGTAGTATTGAGTATCACTCTTGACCAGACATCTTCAAAGGATATGTTGTGTGCAGCCTTCTTTGATTTGTTTGTCAGAACATCTTTCCATCTTCTTTCTACTTGCCTTTGCATCAAAGCAGTCCAGTGTCTTTGAAGAGGAAAAGCAAAAGCCTTCTCATTGTCAGCACAAAAAGAAGCCACATGGATCTTATGCCCTGCTCTGTACGGCTTCAAACCTGTTGTTTCATAATCAAAGTATAGGTGTTCAGGAGGATGTTTGATCAAGTCTTCCAGTTCGTTGCACACTTCGTCAAAGTCTGTAGACGTTCTAATGTTGTCAGAGTCTGGACGGGGAAGATCCTTCATTTCCCCTTTTGTCTTTACACACTGAATAGCAAAGTCAAGGTCTCGGTCATACTGTGAATTTATAAGGGAATCTTTCTCGTTTCTTTGGGCATACGACGGATGAAACAAAGGAATTACCCAAGCGTTTCTTTCAAAGTCAGGGATACACAATCCCCTCCATCTTGTAGGAGTAAGACTGGAGAAGCGAGTCATGAAGTACGATTCTATGGCTGCTCCTCCCATGAGCCATATGAACTTAGGCTTGAGGTCCTTTATTGCTTTTCCTATATTAGGGTAACAGCATGTCAGCTCTGTTCTGGTGGGCTCCCGATTCCCCGGGGGTCGGCACGACAAGGCATTTGTTTTCCAGAAATCCTTATCAAGAAACAACCCCCTTTCAGACAACTTGTTTCGGAAAAAGATTCCGACATTTCCGACCAATTGCTTCCCTTGATCATCTTCGTCTTCTCCAGGTGCCTCAGCAATGATCAAAGCTTTTAGCCTACCTTCTCCCGTAAGTTTCATTCTGGGAGTTTTGCACCCTTTGTCTAAACCACAGTCAGCACAAAGGTAATCGGTAGACGTTGTTACCGAACGAGATAGAT